AAGAGCAAGGGGACAAACCTCTTGTTAGTTCTTATCTAAATCCCGGCATGGTTGATGTAAAGAAACCAGCTCATTTTGCCTTGCTAGAAGAAGATCCTTTAATGTTTTTTCAAACATGGGGAGAAGATGTTTCCACCGGAGGGAAAAGACCATTTAGGTTTACTTCTAAACCAACAGAGAAAGAAGTAATGGAAGAAATGGGTAAAGACTTTATGTGGGGTAAAGCTTATGGAAGCGATGAAAATGCCCCTGTAAAAGAAGCAATGGCATGGCCTGTTTATGACTTTGACAACAAAGTCGTAAGGGTATTCTCTTGTGACCAATTCACAATTCAAAAAGCAATTAAAAGGATTGCTTCAAATAGGAAATATAAAAACCTATTGGATTGGGATTTATGTCTAACAAAGATCAATACAGATGGTCGAATTTCTTACGATCTACAGGTTGAACCAAGAGATGACGAAGCTGAAGAAGCTATGGAATCAGCATGGGCTGACGTTCAGAAAAAAGGCTTTGATATTAAAGCTCTTTTAGTTAATGGAGATCCATTCAATCCTGACGCTTAGTTCTTTAAGCGAAGGTAAGTCCATTAAAAAGCCCCCTAATTAAAGGGGGTCTTTTTTATGCGATCTTTAATCGTGGATCGTGAGCGATAGAAGTGCGGAAAATTGAGCCGTACTGAGCAGGTAAGAGCTGCGGAAACCAGAGCTGAGATGAGGGGATTGGCGGAAAATTGCGGAGCTAAGGCAAATTTTTAGGAGTTCAATTCTTGGATCGTAGAATTGAGAAGCGATTGAAGTGAGTAGCAGAGCGACGAAACGAGACGAGATGCACAGAAAAGCAGAGCGATGTGACGAGGCGACGCGCGATGCTAAGACAAAATCTTAGGGGTACAATTCTTAATCGTAGAATTGAGAAGCGATAGCGATAAGTTGAGTTGCAACAAACGGAGTCAAAACGAAAGGGAATGAGCAGTTATGAGTTGGGGCGAGCAACGTCAAAGGGCATGGCTAAGACAAAATCTTAGAAAGTTGCACTCTTAATCGTGGAGTGCGAGCGATTGAGTTGATACGAGTTGGATAGATTTGATTCGGATAGTTCAGAGTCGAGCAGAAGCGAAGAGCAAGGAAGCGAGGGGAAACGAGGGGGAATCGAAGAGAAGCGAACCGCAATGCAATGTTAAGAATCAGGAGGAATAAGCTTTGATTTCTTTATCAAAGACTTAGGTAATGACTGACCTTTCCTTTGCATTTGGAGCGAATGTTTTCTAGCTCCATCAGCAGCAGAAGCAATAAACGCATGATGAACTTGTTTAGTTTCCAAGTTGCGTTTTTGTGCTTCATCAAGATTGTCAACATCAATGTCAGTTAACAATCGTCTTGCATTTGTACGTTGTTTTCTAATACCTGCTGTTGCTTGCCTTGCTAAATAATCAGGAGCTTCTTGATCAGTAAGGATTTCAAAAAAAGTTTTATTTTCTTTTGTTACTTGCCTGATAACCAAAGGAGCATTGATAGACGCTCTATAATCCTGAATTTTACCTTTAACAGTTATCCATGAATTCCTTTCATCAAAGGGTTTATCTGGATAGAGATAATGCCAAAACTCACGAATTTGCGATTCTGAGATAGAAGAACCTTTTTCAAGATTCTTCCAATCAAGTGGATAAATATTAGGTCTAGACATCGAAACCAACCTCCACTAATTCACCAGCGGTAAATCTTCCATGTCTGGGTCGCCAAGTACCTAAACCTTCAGCTTTACCTGCCATTGTAATAATTCTTTTAAGCTGAGAAACACTTAAAATTTCATCATCAACAGTTAGCCGATAAGTTGCCTTCCAAAGAGGGAACATTAAACGATTAACCCATACACCTCTTGATGTAAAAGCAGCTAATTGAAATTTTGGTGTTCTGGAATTGAACATTTCAACGGCATTTTTTGGGCCATCGTATTCAATAGCTGGATCGTTAGAAACTACAACGGAGCGAAGGACATCTTTTCCTAGTTTCCATTTTGTAGCTGCATTTCGTAGACAGCGTTGAAAATTTGCACCGGGCAGAGTAGGAGTTGAGAATCCTTCAAAATTGACAGTGTTTTCGGACTCGTCAATTTCAACATCTCCTTGAGATTCCCAATAGCCAGAAAAGATCCAGTCGAGAGTTCTTAACGCTCTGTGATCTTCATCATTTTTCTTTTTTTTGCTAGAGAAAAATGCTTTTTGCTTAGAACCTTCTCCTAATGGATCGGAACTAGCGACATTTGAACAGAGGAGAGGGGAAGTGCCTTCCACTGTTACCTGAAAGCCTTTTAAAGCCATGATTGATTACCTTAACGGTTTAGAGTTGGAATCCTTAACGGATATCAATACAATAATATTAGAACACTAATCCGTCAAGCAGCCCATTCAAATAGTATTATAATAGTTACAAACCTTGACAAGGGTGTACTATATAAATGGGAAAGAGTGTTCATTACATGCCACTGGTAGAAGAACGTCAAGACTTACTAGCGAGTTTGCGTTCTAGTTCATTGGAGCGTGATGATTCCGATAAATACCGGAAATATACGGATACAGAAGGGAATATTTACTATTCAGTGACTACGATATTAAGCAACACGGTTTCTGAAGGAAAGCGTCGGTCTTTAGAGAAATGGAAATCCCGTCCGGGGAGTGCCGAAGAACTAGAGCTTGCGTGTAACAGGGGAACTCTTAGTCATGAGCATTGTGAGTATGTACTCAAAGTTGGATCAAAGATCAACAGGAATATCTGCAACGCTAGAAATTGCTGGAAGGTTTACGAAGATGGCCTTTTTAGAGGCCCACAAGCAATTACAAAAAAGTCCATTCAAACAGCAAAGAAAAGAGCGAAAGCTGTCAATTGGACAGCTAGAAAATATGCGGAAAATTTGGCCGAGTGGATAGAAGAAAATGTAGCGGCCATTCATGCCTCAGAATTTTCCATTCATAACAAGATCGGATATGCAGGACAAAGTGATGCCTTAATAGATTACAAACGATCAGGGAACTTATGTTTATTAGATTTCAAGACTAGTGGATCGTCTAAACCAAAACCAGACGCATGGTTAGATGATTATCGCTTGCAATTAAGTGCCTATGCATGGGGTATGGAGAAAATGACTGGAATAAAGGTAGGAAGTGGATTAATTGTTATAGCGAGAGAAAATGGCATTCAAGAGGTTGAGTTGAATGCTTTAGAGTTAGCAGGAGGTCGGATATTATTTGAGGAAAGGTTAAATCAATTTCGAGATGAATTTCTCCCTTCTCTAGTTGATGGTTCGTCATAGAAGAAGGTCAGGATTGTTTTGAGGATTAGCATCAATTTTTTTGTAGAGGTAAGTTAGATATTCATTTTCTAGTTCAAGGCATAA